ATATTATTATAGATAAGCGTACCTATCCTGTATAAATCAGAAGGCACGGTCCAATAATTGTTACTACGGATCATTGCCGCTGTAACCTCAAATAAGTTTATTTTTTCGTTAAGGAGGTTGAGCATGTCGGAGAACTCCGTGTCGTTTCCATGCATTCTACCGAACTGGTTGATGTCATAGAAGTATTGCTCGAATAGATCCATCTGTGCTTGATTAGCAAACAGATTAAATTCTTGAGGCGTAACATACCCTCGTTGCTCTTTATTGAGTATACTTAATACTCGTTGATAAACAGTGTCTACGCTTACGCTCATAATGTTTTATGTTATTAAAGTGGAGACCGCGTTAGCGATCCCCACCATTTGACTTATAGTCGTTTTTCAATTACATTCAGTACTTCCATGCCTTCATCTGTTTTGAAGAATGCAGCAAGCGCTGAATAAGGGTGTTCGTCAAAAGGAACAGTCATGATCTTGCGTTTATTTTCGCCGTACATAAATGTTCTGTTATCACTTGATAATGTTAGCAATCCACGCTCTGTGGCTTTGATCCCAATATTTCTTAGTTCCACGTTATCGTCATTGGCTAGCTCTAGGAACAAACCAGGTTGTTTACGCGCAAATATAAGTAAATCTCTTTTAAGTTCCTTAGAAGAGAGCTCAGATACCTTAGATCCACTCTGGACACGCATTATTGCTTCAGCCTGGTCAACCGGCATAACTTTAGCGGCATTAAGTGCTTCTAATTCCATTTCAATCCAATCAACTTCGTCTTCAGCTATTGACTCGGGCTTATACTCTGCAATTATACCCGAAGTAACAAACGGGTGCACTGCTAAAAATTTTTGCATTGCCGGGTTCTCTTTTGGAACTCGTAAGATACCGTTTCTTAAAACAATACGCCCTAATGTTACTGTACCTTCCTGCTCATCAACAAATGGAGAGCGTTGGTTTGTAGCATAGCGTATTTCTCGCTGATATCCTTTTTCTTTGTCAAAGTAAAGCAATGGGCTCTTAGCGGAATGCATTGTAGGGACAGTGTAAGCCAACGGTTCTTTGCCGCTAGCTAGCTCGTACAATCGGTCTTTAAAAACCCATTCATCTTTTTTCTTTGTAACTTTTTTTGTTTCAGGTTGAATAGTTGCAAGAACTTCTGGTTCTGGTTCAACATATGTTTCAACTTTTGCTTTTGGTGCAGCTTTTTTAGCCGCAGGTGTTTTTGCTGTTGCCATGATATAATATAATTAAATAAAGGTAATAATTACCCCCGCCACAAGGACGAGGGTAATATTAAATTAACGCTTATGCGTTAGTTGTTTTCTTCAACAATACGAAGTTGTTAGCTGCTTGAGTACACATTGTGCGCTCTGAAAGGAAGTGAACATTCATTTCATCAGCATCGCTAGTGTAATTTCCGCCAACTGAGCCAGTAACCCAAGACTTCATACGACGATCGTCTGCTTCAGAAGCACGGTAACGAACGTGTAAGAAAGGACGTGAGATGTTCTTGCCTAATTGTTGGTCATAAACAGTAGAAGTACCTGCAGGAACGATTACACCTTCAATGTCGCCGATAGATCCGCGAGTAGTTGAATCGTTCAAGTATTTCCAGTCAGTCTTGTAGAAGTCATAAGAACCACGACGGAATCCAGAGAAACCTAAGTTCAATGCCATATCTTCAGAGTTATCAAATACACCGTAAGATGTACCACCAGCTCCGTAAGAGTTCTGAGCAGCAAGCATATTGTCGATAGACAAAGAAGTTGCACGATCCAAGAACATCATGTTCTCTTCAATAGCACCTTGCTTATCAAGCTCAGAAAGAATAGTATCAAACTCACCTAGTCCGTTACCACCGCCAAAATCAGCGTTGTTGTAAACCAAGCCGCGCTCTTCCAATACAGAGAACAAACCTTGAGTACCCGCAATTACTTGACCACCGTTAGCCGCTGGCGCATTAAACGTTGATACAGCTTTTTCAGCTTCAACCATAGACATTTCTAGGTAGTCTTCAAAGCGTAGACGAGACTCATGCTCAGACTTCAAGTACCACATGTAACCAGAGGTTCCAGCTTCAGTAGTTACTTCAACCCAACCGATCTGCGCCGTATCAGAACCGTTAACACTGTACTTATCACGTAAGATAATAGGCTGGTTAGAAAACTGCGTGAACGAAGCGTCCAATGAGTTACCAGCTTCTTTAGATCCTTTCCCGTACTCATTACCATATACAAACAAGCTTAAGTCTGTAGAACCTACTGCAATACCAGCTGGAGCAAGACCTGCTGCTGTTTCGTAAGCTTTGAATGCCACAGTTTGAATAGTAGCTGAAGTAGCTGTAACTGCTGTTACGAAAGCTTTGAAAGTAGTGATAGCTCCACCCGCAAGGCTTTGGCTAACTACCAAAGTCATACCTGGACCAATCAAAGAAGGCTTAGTAGCTGTTTGAGCAATCTCTAAGGTGCTAGTTGTTTTTAGTTCAACATCATCGTAAGCAATGTGTAGGCGACCTTGTTCAGACCATACTACTTGATCAGAGGCCATAGGCATCTCTGCTCCTACCATACGTAAGAATCCGCCGATCGTACGATTACCGTAACGCTCTACTTCTTTCTCGTATACCTCAGGAAGAAATTGTTGTGTAAAATCCATATTCGCTAAAGGAATATAGTTGTCACCGAACAAGCCCTTAACAGGACGTGGTGTTAGGTGCGCTAAATTTGCCAGACTAGCCGGCGCTGTTGCAAATGCCATTTGTGTAAAATTTTAAATGGATTATTATTTTTTAAACTTAACCTTAAGCTTAGAGCTGTTAGTTCCACTGTCAACCGCGCGTATTTTCCACCCATTAGCCGCTGTTACTTCTTCGTGAACCCCTCTCGGATTCATATCAACGTTTTTTGTGCGGGCCATACTATCTTTTACTGCATCAGCTTTGCCTTGCTCATAAAAGTGTTGTGCGACTTGATCAGCGTTCATTGCTGTGAACAGCGATTTATGGTAGCCTTTGGCATCCGACATTTCACCTTTTTCGTTCAAGAACTTCTTGATAAAGTTGTTAATGTCACCTTGGGTCTCCTTAACCTTGCCAGTGTCGTTAACTTTGAAGCGGTACTTCTTGTCCCCAACGTTGTAATCAAACCCTTGAAAACTTTCGTTGAACACTTTCGCGCTTTCGCGATTAAACCTACTGGTTTGTTGTTCTGCAATTTTAGCAGCATCCTCACTCTCTTTTGTATAGCGACTAAAAAATTCAACCGCTTTTTGCTGGTCAGGGTTTAGCCTAGACCCAGCTTTAATTTCATCGTAATATTTAGACTTTAAACTGTCTAAATGATCTTTAGCTTCCGACAGCGCGCGTTTGCGTTCTATTTTTTTCAAACGAACCTCGCGTTCATCGTCAAGCTCTTCGTCGTAAGCAAATTTGTCATTTAATAGAAAATCTATATCTTCTCTATCGTATGCTTTGTATTTCGTTTCGTAATATTCACGAAGCAATTGATCTTCGTTTAATTGCGAGTAGTCTGTATTAAGCCGTACGTAATCCTCTAAAGTACCGCCCGTCTCGTCCATAAAATCAACAACTTTCTGAATGTTTTCAGGTAAGTTTGCGCCGGCTTTTGTGGACTCCTCAATTGCTGTAGCTACGTCTTCTTCAAGTTGTTCCGCTACCTCTTCGACTTCTTCATCTGTAATCTCTTGCAGTGCGGACTCTTGTTCTGCTACTTCTTCTTGAACAGGTTGTTCATCTTGAACGCGCTCTTCTTCTCTGGCAGGTTCTTCAACTGCTGTTTCGACGTTTTGTTCTGGTACTTCTTCGCTAACTGCGGGTTCGTCGCGTACAGGAACCTCATCTGTGCTTTGCTCTTGAACGGCATTAGCTTGCATGTTTACTTTGATAGTGCCATCTTCATCGACGCCCACTACCGGGTTAGTTTCTTCACTCATGATAAGATATTATAAAATTGTTATTACTATAATTACCTAGGTTCAAAGGTACCTAAGCCGAACCCGCCGCCAAGTATATCGTTTCCAGAGGATTCGAAGTTCTTAGGTGGTGAGTCATTTTTTCTTTGATCAATTAACTCGCTTTGTTGAGTCGCTTGCATTTTAGTTCTTTCGTCTTTGCGATCTTCTTTTTGCGCCTCTTTGGACTTTTGGCCATCAACCTCTATACCTTTAAGTTGCATATTGTACTGGAACTCCAAAGCCATAAGCTCTTTCTTTAATTGAACCTCAGCTTGCATTTTCTGCTGCCCAATTTGAGCTTTCATTTGTTCAAGCTGCGCTTTTGTTTGGAACAGCGCTTGTTCTTTCTGTATTTCCGCTTGTGCCGCTACTTGTTGTGCCTGCGCATTTGCTTGTGCCTGCGCTTGTATGTTTTGCTGCTGCATTTCTTGATCGCGCAATTGTTTTTGCTTTCTACGTAGTTTTAACAGCTGATTAGCTAGCTTTAGATTCTTAACTTCGCGTATGTCAATTGCATCTGATAAGTCTATAAGACCAGCGGATAATGCGGTTTGTATGTTATTTTCTAGCATGCCTTTCTCCTCGTCATCTGGCGATAACTCTAGGACAATGCCGAAATCATGTAGATATAAATCGTTTAGCTCTTCCAACACACCTACATTAAAACCGCCTATTTTTTGTATAAACGCTTCTTTAGATGGACTGTACTCAAGTATATCTGATATTCTAAGTGATAAAGACTCTGCTGTATCTGCTGTTAAGAATAGACCAGAATCCAATATATGTCTTGTAGCCGTATTTGAATTTGCCGCTGCTAATTTCTGCACACCAACTAACGCTCGTGCGTCAGGACTTGACCCGTCGCGCGCTTCATTAAGACCCGTTACATCACGGATCATTTGCAGATAATAGTTATATGTTTGAATTAATGTTTGCAGCTTCTGTCCACCCGCGCCGGTCTGTAACGGCTGAATAGGCACTTTACCAGGATTCATATCACCCTCTTGTGTAAATGATCTACCAATAACAGAACCCGTTTGGAAGAACATATTAAGTGCTTCTTGTGGGTTGTAATTTGTCCCGTTACCTAAATCAATTTCAGCAAGGCCGTCAGCATCCATGTAAACTCCATCAGGCATCATTTTAGATAGTACCTGCTGCATCTTTAAATGCGTAAGCTGTATCATATCAGCAAAACCCGTACAGCGACTAACAATCGACTCAATGCGACCTCTATACATTCTGGGTGCTACAATACTGTAATTCATTTTTACTTTATTGTAATCACTTTTAGGGCGTACCATATTTTTTGCCATACCCCATTCCAATAGCATACTAGGGCCTAATATCATAGCTCCTTCATATAATACCTCGAGCGAACGTGATGCTTTAGCGAATCCCTCTGAATCTATTGGTGGGTTAAATTGATCGTCTCTTGGTATAGCTTTTAAGCCGCCGGTAGCTGTTTCTTTTACTTTGTACACCTCGTTCATGTAAGTCTTGTAATTAAAATACAAAACCTGCACCGTATTAGAATCATAGCCACGATCAGCGCCGTCATTAAATTGATTCCAAGAAGTTGTATTATTATAAGACCCTGCTGCTTTTATTTTATCAAGCTGTGCCTGATCAAGCTGAGGGTATTGCTTTTTTAATTCGTTGATCGGTATGTTCTTAACTTCCCCAACATAGTATATGTCTTCAAAATAAGGAGACTCAGTGTAAGAGTAAACCAGGTTTGCTGGATCTACGTAGTCAATAACAACACCCTCGGATTCTGAGAATGTATTTTTAACCGCACCGATACCGATGGTTGTTAAATCGTAATATACTCTTCTTTTAGCTAAATCATAATTGTTGCCATCAAACAAAGTATTAATCGCTATTTCCTCAGCTATTTCAATACCTTGTTTATAGCTTAGCTGCATATGCAACTCTAGCTCTTCTTTTGAACCCGGTAAATTTTCTTTATCGTTTTCGTATAAGTTAATACCAAATGCTTCGGCCGCGTAATCATTAATCTCCTGCGCTTGCATGTCTCTTATAATAGAGTCCATATATGCAGTGCGCTTTTCAACACCGTAAGGGTCTTGCGAATATGCTTTTACATCAAAAGATCTGTCTGCAATACCATTAACAACAATATCAACAAACTTAGATAGTATGGGTACAGGCTTCCAATCTAAATTAAGATAAGACAAATCGCCATTAACTGATAATTCATCTTTATACTTTTGTATCGGCTGTTCGCCTCTAGCATATAATCTTAACCCGTGAAAACTATTTTGATTACTTTGAAATCTTACGTTCCCTGAATTGCCACCAAACCATTCAGATTGAATAGCTCTACCTACCTGGCGGCCATACTCAAATGACATCTTCTCCTGGTCGCTAGCAACCTGGCTAGGGAAAAAATTATTTACAACTGACTCAGCCATAGTTTTATTTTATTATTTTCGATATATCTCCGTCTTGCTTATATCTTGCAATATTGAGATTTAATTTTGTTCTTTGTAAAGCGGCATTTGGTCTATACATATCCTTGTGGCAAGCCATTACGGCTAATCCAGAACTAATCGCGGCATCAAATCTTGTTCGGTTATTTATATCGAACTTAGACCAGTCGTTTAAGGTATCATTAAAATACATACTACCGTAAGTGCCATCTTCTTTTAATCCAATGTACTTATCTATGTACATCTCAATAGCAGCCGCGTGCGCTTGCTTGATGTCTTCGCTGGAGTTTGGTATACCTCCAATTTCTTTTTCAGTTACAGAAAGCTTGTTCCACAATCTGTCAGGTCTATTCATAGAATAACCCCTGTACCCTCTACGCTTAAAGTAGTAAAGTAATCTAGGTTTGTTATTCTCAGCTAATAAAGGCATTCCGTAAAAGACGCAAGCCATTAGCACGTCTTCAAAAAATATCTCCGCAGTTTGAGGCCTAGCTATATATTCTAAAAAGAATGTACTAGGTGGCGCGTCTTCCATGCTAAACTTTGTTAGTCCATGCAACGCACCTTTTGAGCCCTTGCCGTCGGTAGTACCTGAAATATCGTAACTATCACAGCCGAATGCACCCATATGTTCATTCCCTGGATATTTTATACCGTTTTTAACAATTGATCTGTTTTGCACATCAGCATTAGGTATCCAAGACACTTTAAATCTACCCTGCGGGCTTGGTAAAAACATTACCTTAGTGTCTTTTACGCCTGCTTCCCACTGAAAATTACCGGTGGTTATGATATTAGTATTACGCAGATCGTCGTTATAATCAATTTGTTCGTAAATTTTTGCTAAGTTAAAAATACTATTTTTAGTTTCATCTCTAAACGCGTGCTCAGTGGTACGCGGGAACTGTCTATAGTATTCATTTAACGCGTCCTGGTCGCCTTTAAGGCCTTCAACTTCATTGTTCCAGTAATCTATAACTCCTGTATCAATAGTATCACCAAACGGATCTAAAACGATTTCTTCTTTTGGAGTGTCAAATACGGGCTGACCATGCTCATCAATAAAACCTTCGTAGTTCCATTCCATAGGAATAAACAAACTGTACAATCCTGATTTTGTTTGCCCGTTATTATTGCGCTTAGTAACGTCAGAGTCGTTATAAAGCTTTTTAAAATTACCGCCTCCTTTTTCTAAAGCGTTTGATGTGGAACCCATCATGCACTTACCTATAATGCGACTACCTAATCTAAGACACGTTTTTGTCACGCGCCAATTGTTTAGTATATTGTCTGGTCTTTCCCACTTACCGCTTTCATCATGCACTAGCAGTTTTAGCTTTTCACCATCGTAAGAGTTATCTCCGGTGTTTTTCCAATCAATAGTTGTATCCAGACCTTCCATTTCAACACGCGTCTCCTTCGACTGTATAGATTTGCGGGTTAGCTTAGAAGCAGGAACCCTATATGCCAGTTCAGTCTTCGGTCTATCCATACCATCTTGTATAGGCTTGAAGAAAAACGGGTAGTTAAGGGAAATCGGTACAACTTTGTCGGTAAACATTTTCTTGGCGTCACTACCTGATTTTGATAGTATACCGAATCTGGCGTCGCCTGATATGGTCGCAAGGTTAACGGTTTCTCCTGATGCCATAAATGAGAATCCACTCCGTCTGTTTTTAAGGTAGCACATTCCGTAAGCTCTTGTGTCTGCTTTAACGGCTTCCCAGAATATGTAAAACAATCTGTTTGCTTCTCTGTAATCGGGGTGGCCAACGTCGATCTTACTCCACTGCAGGTACATGTAATGAGTGCCAGTAATATAAGTTGGGACGTCTTTGTTATAAAACCAATAACCGTTTTCACGATTGTTAAATTCCTCATCTATATAGCCCTCCCATTTTTCTTTAAATTCATTTGAATAAGACTGCCAATCGAATATACTTTTAATATTTTTAAGCTCCTTAGGATACTCCTTAACGGTCCATTTGTTAGCTTTTTTATTTAAGTTTTTAGGGACCGGCGGTAAACCTATAACCAATCCTTGTATATCTATTATTTCGCCGACTTGGCCTGTCTTACTTATGACAATTAGATCTTGCTCTTTATTATAACCATACTTCCACTTTTTACTTTTATTTAATCGGTGTAGTGTAGTATGCTTTATAGGCTCCACTGTTTTTACTAAATTCTGCTCGTACATTATTTAGATCTTTTTTCAGCGAACCCTGAAAAAGCTTCTTTTTTTTCTTCTTTAGGCTTGTTCTCTAGTATGCGTTCTTCGTCTTGGATACGATTTAGTATTTCAAAAGCATCAAATATAGCTAACTTTTTAGTGGCTGCTGCGTTTTTTAATCGATCAGCAGATATATCGTCATCAGAATCAACTATAGCTTCTTTAGCAACTTTAATAAGTTCTTCAACAGCTTTGTGACCAGCTAGGATTATACTCTTCTTCGTTTCCTTGATATTCATATTCGACTGTAATTTGATTGGCGGGCACACGGTATAATCGTTCGCCCTCTATATTAAATTCGTATTCCATACCAGGTTTGAAACCCACGAGCGACCCTGCTTCAAAACCTTCACTAGCATACTTAATAATACCTATTAAAGGTTCTTCTTTATGTAAGCTAAATTTATCTTTTGCCTTTATAGGCTTTACAAAACAAAAACCAGGTAAAGCATTCCATTCGCTATTGCGTTTGTATGCGTAAACCTGGTCAGGATATACAAAGAACATATCTTCTTTATAAAACGCTCGGCTGTTTTTTTCTTTGCCTCTAACGTCTCTAAATCTTCTAAACACATTATGATGCACTATTATTTCGTCGCCTTCATGTATATCACCGTTAGTAATTTTAGGTACGCTATTGACTACGCCAAGCCTGCTTGTGTAGTGGTGGTTTTGTACTTCTGTATTTAACAGCAGCTTTTTGCCGTTTATTTTTTTTTCGCTAGTAGATCGCCCATCTTTCGGGCTAACTATAAAGTTGTATACGCTTTGCATTACCACTTAAGATCATATTCGATGGATATTGCCATGTTCTTGTTAAAGTCTTTCCATGGCATCACTAGTTCACCTTTTTGTATATACACAGAGTACTTATCAGATTCCTCTAGTATATTTACTATAGTATGACCACCATACACTTCCTGTCCAACAGAATAGTGCATGGCGTCATTTTTATAGTCTTTCCCAATACTAATCTTCCTTATTATCTGCATTTTCCGCGATAGTTCCGTCAACTAAGCTAACGCTTACATTGCCGTAGGATTTTTCCAGATTAACTTGGAATACATTAAGCTCTTCCTTTGCTTTGTCTAATTTGCCAAGAAGCTCCATTTTTTGAACTTCCAACCCGCCAATGCTTAGCTGAGTTTGGTTAATTAATTGCACGATTGCTTGAAGGTTTTCTAGCTCTTCAGCTTTAATTTTTTCGACTTTGGTTTCTTTTACTTTTTTCATTTTTGCTGGTTTAATATAATTAAATTATTGTTACTTTTATAATTACTTGATTTGCTTGATAACTAAGGCTATGGGGTTGGTGTGGCGTCTATATTTATAAAATCTGTAACCCCCTGAACAGGGTTAAACGTGTATGTAGGTGCTGTTGCCGGCGATTGGGTCGTAGACACGGTAGGTAAGCTACCCCCGGCGGCTGAGGTCCCGACTTGCAATATAACAGACGTGCCGGTATAGGTTGCCTGACAAGACACTGTAGTTGGCGCTAAAGCCTCAACAATAACATCCACCGTGTCAGTGGTAAATACGTTAATAGTTGGAGCCGTGCTATTCATAGCGATACCGGAAAGCTTCGAGTTTACTGAAGTAGCAAATAAAGCCCCTCCTCGATATACATTAACCGTTACCTCAAAAGCTTCACATCCGCTAGGCGGCGGCGTTGAGGTAGTGTTTCTAATATTAAGAGGGAATGTTGCCGGGCCAGGCCCAGGCGAGCCTCCGCAGTTATCGCACCAATATACATAGTTAGCGATGCCAATACCCATCTTATTTGATGCTTAAGATATCAGAAGCCGCGGTCCCTGTAGCTAAAACATAATCGCAGATGATTGGTAAAAAGCACCCGTTCCCTACATTTTTAAATACAACTGCATCTGCGGCAGTAGGAGCACCTGCACTAAAGTCTTGCCCTGATATAATTACCTTAACGTCACCAGCAGTGCCCACATAAAGCGCCGCTCCGTTTAGCTTTGTTGTACCGTCTATTGTATCGCTAGGTGTAATAGCGGCAACTGCTGTTGCAAATTCGGGTTGATTTGTAAAAGTTCCCATTATATATATTTATTTCTTTATTAACATTTCCATCTACGGCGTGCAGCGCAGATACGTTTATCCGGTGTCTTCGAACAATTTATATTATGCATTTTCATTTGCCCTCTTGACCGAGCGCAATATGATGTACGACGCTTGCCGCCGCCTGGTTGAGGCGCCTTTAGCTTGCCCCCTGTTTCTTTGTTATATGCAGCGCGCCCAGCTGCTGTCATTCCAGCGCCCTCTTTAGCACTTAAAAAGTGCCGCCCTTTACCTTTTGTCGTTTTCTTTAGCTTCGCGAAAGGCGAAGACTCTTGTACGTATGCCATAATATAGTGAAAATGGGGAACGGGCAATAAAATAAGGTAGCGATTCCTTTTCCTACACGCCCGATGTAACCCCGTTATTTTTTAGTTTTTTGATATGCTTCTTTTTCCCAAGGAAGATCATGAGCACCTTCCATCATTGTTTGGCGGGTGTATACTCTAGCGGGTGAACGAGTGTCTCTCTTCCACATTACTGTATCCGCTGTATAACCAAGTTTACCCTGAGCCATTTGCTCAAGATGCACTTTCTCGTGTTCAACAGCGTCGTTAATCTTATTTTGCGGTAAGCCTTTTTGAACAAATATAGTGCCGTCGCGGTTAGCCTCGGCTTGTATGTTATCGCCTAACTGCTTTTCAAAAACAGGCGTTCCATGGTCTGACGCTTCTTTATTGATACCAAACAGCGTCTCTTTGTTCTTAAGTTTAAACATTACTAATCGCAATCACAATCGCCGCTGCAGCCGCAATCGTCATCAATTGTTGTAAAATTTGCAGCTACTTTACCTGCTGCGTCAATAGTCACTTCCTGCATTGCAGGGTAACTGTTAATGCTTTCTTGCACTCTTTTAGTAATAGGTATTACTTTCATCGTTCTTTATCTTTAATCATATCATCAATAGCTTTGTTATAAACTTTATCAGTATACGATTTGTTTTTATAAAATTTGCTTGAGGGTCCAATAGGCATATCATCGTAGCCTAGCATTATATTATACATCCGTGTTATTAGTCTTCTCGTTTTTTGAGATACTTTAAAAACACTATACTTAATTGTTGTTTTATTGCGATGGCGCCAAACTTCTATCCAGCCTTCTTTACGCAGTCTTTCCCACCGCTTTTTATCCCAAGCGTAGGTGTAAGATCCGTTAATAAAATCATCACGCGTAAACCTGTTTTTGCAATCTAAATATATTAAAAGCTCAAGGTCTGCGTCTTTTATACCATAAGTTTTACAGGCCCATTTTCTAACAAGCCTGTAATACTTAAGTAAATTTATATCTCGAAGGTCATTAGGTTCTAATCTCATTCTACAATAACAACGTCTTGAGCAGTAATTACGTGGAACAAGTTATCATTCCACTCTATACCGTGACCAGCATGTTTATCGTACCTAATTACATCTCCTTCGCTAACTCCTATTACCAAATGCCCACAACTAATAACTTTAGCTTTTAAGTACCTAACGTCGCTGTTTTGCTTTTCAGTTAATTCTAAGCCAGCTACTGTTTTAGGAGCTTCCTTAAGCTTTTCTATAATTATATAATAATTAATTGCTTTCATCTAGACGCATATTAGAAATTATACAATCAGCGGACATAATAGTAATAGATACGCTAATAGCGTTTTTAAGAGCGGTTTTCGTAACTAATACCGGATCAATTATACCAGCCTTAATCATGTTAACTTGCTTACCTGATATGGCATCAATACCTTTATTTCGTTTTACCACAAAGTCCTCATGCTTAATATTAGCGTTAGCCATTATGGTTTGGAAAGGCGAGCGTACTGCTTTAAGCAACGAATTATATCCAGCGCCTTTATTTTTAATTTTTTGAGAAGCATATAATAAAGCTATTCCGCCGCCTGGCACAATGCCTTCTTTTAATGCCGCTTGGGTTGCGTAAATAGCATCCTCAACACGATCTTTCTTTTCTTTAAGCTCAACCCTAGAATCTGCACCTACGTATATAATTCCCACTTTACCAGTGAGCATAGACAAACGCTGCTCTAATTTGTTTTTAATGTAACCGTTAGTTTCAGATGCTACTTTAAGTCGTACGTCTTCAATACGCTCTTCTAACGTCTGCTGATCAACATCAACTTGTAGTATAGTATTTTTATTGTTTGTAACAGCTTTTGTAACTTCACCTAATACTTGCGGGTCTATTAAATCTAAATCGTCACCAAGCTCTTCGTTAATAACGGTAGCGCCTGTTAGCATTGCTAAATCATCTAGTGTGTCCGCCTTAGTGTTACCAAAGCCGGGTATGTCTATTATATTTACCTTAATATTACCCTTTACTTTATTCGCTATTAAAGTTTGGTGAGGTTGCTGCTCTACGTCAGCTATAATTAATAAGCTTCTATTCTTTTTAACAACGTGCTCTAGAACGCTTTGTATTTTTCTTATGCTAGCTATGCCCGAAGACACAATTAATACATAAGGATTATCCAGTACAGCTACGCCTTTGTCTCTGTCTGTAATAAGATGCGGCGATTTAAGGCCTGAATCAAATTGCGTGCCCTCTACAAAATCAACGTACGTTTCATTCGTATCGGACTCCTCCATTAAAACAACTCCATCTTTTCCAACGCGCTCGAAAGCTTCGCCAATCTTTTTTCCAAGAATTTTGTCATTGTTGCAGCTAATGTAAGCAACTTGCTGTAACATTTCACCCTCAACCGGAATACTGGCACCATCAAGATGAACCATAATTTCTTTAGCACAGCTTTCAACGCCTGCTTTAATTTCTCTAATCTCTTTTTCATCTGCTTCTTTTGTAAGCTCTGTTAGTAAAGCATGAGCAAGGACAGTAGCCGTAGTGGTACCGTCCCCTGCTTCACGCACAGTGTTTCTAGCAGCCTCTTTCACAAGGGTGGCTCCTATGTTTTCGACCGAATCACGTAAGACTACGCTTTCCGCAACGGTTACACCGTCTTTTGTAATGACCGGTCGGCCTAAGGCGTCTTCGTAAATTACGCATTTACCTGAAGCACCTAAAGTGGACTTCACTGCGTTTGTTAACTTATCGACGCCGGCCATTATTTTTTTATTGGCTTTATCGCCAAATGTAAGATCTTTAACGATCTCGCTCGGGTTATTAAATTCCATTGTATTAAATTTGATTGAATTAAGTTGGTGTTACTCGAATGTTTTAACGACTTTTGGTCCTTTAATAAATTCAAGCTTTTTAAGGTAATGATCAACAGAGCTGTCTATTGCTGATTCAGCACCGGTTACTGTTTCCCGACGAGTTACGTCTTTCCAGCTTTCTTCCCAAAACAATTCTGTTTGGAAATAGCCATTTGGTAGCTGCACAATACGCCAGTTTGATTTGGCGGAGGCATGCTTCCAGAACGCTTTGGTTTCTTCGGATACTTGTTGGTTACCACTTGTCGTAGTGGTAGTACGGTAATAAAAAGTCATTTTGGTTTTTTTAAATTAATGATGGTTTACTTATTATTCTATAATTACTTGCGCATTAGTTTAGTTAAGTCTTTAGTCTTATCGGTAGAGCCCATTGAAGAGCCAAACCAATAACCATAAACATCGCCTAATGTACGCAAAAAGAAGCCACTAAACGTGGTTATCAATCCTTTCTGTACTTCGCTGAGGTTTTCCCAGTCCAAGAAGTCTGTGAAGATAGCTGTAGCCAATCCTAACGCGATAACTAATGTTACGTATGTAAGTATGTCAGGCGTTGCTTTATTCTTCCCTAGATCGCGTGCAGCGCGGCGGTCCTCAACCTCTTGCTTATATGCTTTTTCTATAAAAGCTTTTTTCTCTTCAGGCGTTTCTATGAACTTATCAGCAATATCTACTGCTTTGTCTATAAGCGAGGAGCCGCCCCCGGTAAGTAAATTTATTAGTTTGCTCATAATGTATTAAATTTATAGCTGCACTACACTTTGACCGTTAGCAGTCTTAAAGTCGTAATTGCCACTGTTGTCTGGATCGTTTGCAGAAGGAACAGATGTTGAGGTATCACCAAATATCAAATTGGTAGTGTAACCCGCATCAGAAGCAGATATAGGTGTGCCGGAATTGTACATAGTGCTAGCATTAGCGCTAGAGGTGATCTGGTCCCACATGTGCATGTACATATAATCCGCGATACGACTACCTCCCGTGTTGTGATCGTTACCACAAAAAGTTACCTCCGTTAAAGTTAAGGTTGACCTTGTGTTGCTATTTGAAGTGGCTTGAGAGGTAAGCTCCGTGCCATTCCAGTAAATTTTAAATGCGTTTGTTGCAGAAGACTGAGATGCGTCATAACTTAGTACCAAATTGCAAAAACCATCGCTATTAACGTTTCCGCGATTACTAGCAGACCACTTATTGTTTGAAGAAGTACCTGTACCTGTTGCTGAATTATTACTGTGTAGTGCCCACTGTCTGTCAAAATTTCTACTGCCGCTTCTGTATCTTGCTATAAATCGATTGAAACCATAATCGTATTGAAAGAAAAACCTATTTGATGTCCCCGTGCTTCCAGTGGGCGTTAAATCAAAAATTATTAAGTTTAAATCAGTGGTAGCCCATTGCGGCCGTATCCAAAGCGAGGCACTAAAGTCCTCAGAGGTAGAAGCTAAAGGACGATCGGTTGCATTGTCCCATACAATGTCATTACTAAGATCCCAATAATACTGGGCTGCAGGTTGTGCGCTATGGTCATAACCGTACCAATCGCTCATTGCAAAAGGCGCGGTGGAAGACGGATAGCTAGGTGAATTAGTATTGATAGTGAATATATCTCCCTGGGCTAATCCCTTTAGCGAAGCTGTTTGAGTAGGGTCAACCTGGCCTTCGGTTAAAATCTCAGCTACGTTTATTGCTCCGCTACTTGGTAAAGCCATCTAACTTAATTTTTAAATCGTTAATTTGCTCTTGCTGTTCTTTCATAGCTTCGATAAGAACCGCTACAATGTTACCGTAAGCTACAGAGTACATGCCATCTTCATTTTCATGCACCACTTCCGGTATTACCTCCAATAACTCTTGAGCTACGACACCCATCGAAGATTTACTTTCGCTTATTTTATTATACGTTACGCCGCGAAGTGATAAAACTTTGTCTAACGCGTTCGGTATGGTTTCTATATTTTCCTTAACCCGCGCATCTGAAAAAGCGGTTATGTCTCCGGTTGCTGTAAAAGCTCCAGATAAAGCATTACCACTAGAAGACAAGTTCCCTAAGCCAACTTCCCCCGGGGAGTCTATAGTACAATTTAAAGTAACTGAACCTGAAGTACCGCCACCTGACATTCCAGTACCTGCAGTCACAGCAGTTATATCTCCAGTGTTGGTGGTATAACCCGCATCATTGTTAAATCCGCTAATGTTTACATTTGCGGGGTCTCCAGCGATTTCTTCCCAGGTTACGCCAGTTATAAAACCACTATCGTTGCTAAATATGCTTAGACCTATTTCGTTGGCAGCTTTTCTACGCTCAGCTCCATTGTCTAACACGATAAACTCATCGGTACCGACCATGGTTTGAGTCATGTCTGCCAACTCTGATAAGTCAAGGGTGATAGCAACGGAGCCGCTAGTTGCCGTACCGTCTAATCCTGTACCTGTGCTTACTCCTGTTATTGTACCTGCGTTAGCAGTGAATCCAGAATCGTTATTAAAACCACTTATGTTTATGTTTGCTGGATCACCTGCGATTTCAGTCCAGTCTACGCTTGTTATATAACCCGCATCGTTAGTCCACTGGTTATTACTACCAGACTTATTGGTAAAAGTTTGTGTGTTACTTGCTGTTGTAGTACCGCTGCCTGTTCCCGCACCTATAAGGGTTCTTACCTCCGCGCCAGTAATGCCTGAGTTTAATGATGGAGTTGTCCCGTTAGACAAAATTGCAGGCGTACCAGAATCTGTAACTTTTGCGGTGTTAGCAGTTATAGCAGTAGCTTGTGATGAGGTAATACCGGTCTTTGCACTATTAGCAGTTATTGCGGATGCTTGAGCACTAGATATAGTTGTAGTATTACCAGCCTTTGCCGTGGTGCTTGTTGTACCTATTGTTAAGTCAGATTGACCAGCCCCTATAAGATCTCTAATTTCCCCCGCATTCATATTTGTGTTTAGAGACGGTTCTGAACCGTTAGACAAAATAGCAGGCGTGCCTGTGTCAGATACTTTTGCGTTATTGGTTGTTATGTTTGATGCTTGTGTCGTTGTAATACCTACCTTAGCCGTGTTCGCGGTTATTGCGGAAGCCTGAGCACTCGTGATTCCAGTCTTTGCACTGTTCGCTGTAATAGCTGATGCTTGGCTACTTGATATAGTAGTCGTATCACCCGCCATAGCCCTAGTGGATGTTGTCCCGATAACCAGCGAGGATGTACCAGCTCCTATGAGCGTTCTCATTTCTCCAGCTGATATATTTGTATTAAGCGATGGTTCAGAGCCGTTAGACAAGACCGCAGGTGTGCCTGTATCAGACACTTTAGCTGTGTTAGCTGTGATTGCTGATGCTTGCGCGGTAGATATTGTTGTTATGTTACCCGCTTTAGCCGTGGTGCTTGTTGTACCGATTACCAAGTTTGACGAACCAAACGGTAAGTCATTTACATTACCGAAGCTTACCTGGTTTGAAGCGTCAGAAAATAGTATTTTAAAACCATCTTCCATTTGTGTGCCGGATAAATCCTCAGCTTCAAGTATAATATTGTCTGTTCCTGCATAGTCTACGTTTACCGTGACCGCTCCAGATGTTCCGCCGCCTGTTAAGCCTGAACCAGCAGTTACCGCTGTAATATCACCAACCGGGACACCGGCTACTGCGGTGTCAACATATAGTTTGTTTGCAGCATCCGTATTTGCAGATACTGTATCAACACCTTGTATTCTACCAGTACCACCTAAAGTTATATCACCACCTTGTACTGATATATCCCCTGAAAAAACTGCATCGTTGTTAACTCTATTCAAACTTAAAACAGTAGTACCACTTGCAGAGTTATCATGTCTTTTTATTAAAAACTGATTAAGACCACCGTCATAATTTAAACTAAAACCGTGGTTTAAATTACTTTCAAATAATCCTAATTTTGTATCATGCTCCCCGCCAGCTCTTATATTTACAGCTGATGTACCTGAATCTGTAAAACTTCCAACATTAACGTCAGCTGTAAATGTTTTAACACCACCTATTGATTGTGCTCCTGTAGTTCTTACTACTGTAGAGTCTACTGCAATATCATCTGCATTGGCTGTAATTCCATCACCGCCTATTGCATTTAAAGTAACAGTGCCGCTTGTTCCGCCGCCGGTTAAACCAGTTCCTGCAGTTACGCCTGTAATGTCTCCCGCAGAGGTTATGTATCCAGCATCATTAGTCCACTGCAGGTTAGAACCACTTTTGTTAGTGAACGTTTGAGTGTTAGACGCGGTGGTTGTTCCTGTTGTGCTCGATGTTCCTGCTCCTATTAAAGTCCTAACCTCAGCCGCGGATATACCGCTATTTAAACTTGGCGTTGTACCATTAGACAGAATTGCAGGAGTACCTGTATCAGACACCTTACCATTGTTGGTAGTTATGTTTGATGCTTGTGTTGTAGATATTGTTGTAGTATCACCAGCCATTGCGGTAGTTGATGTTGTACCAATAACTAGATTAGAAGTACCACTTCCGGTACCTGCACCAATCAAGGTGCGCATTTCGGCTGCTGAAATACCAGTATTCAAACTGGGTGTCGAGCCGTTGCTTAATACAGCTGGTGTGCCTGTATCATTAACAACCCCGAGATTGGAACGGGCGGCAGAAGCGCTTGACGCTCCTGTTCCCCCATTAGCAACAGATAAATCTGTGCCAGACCAATTCCCGTTGTTGATGCTGCTTAGGGCCGCTAATGACCCTAAGCTTATCCAATTGACCTTAGTACCCGTTGAAGAGAGTACCTGGCCAGAAGTTCCTAAATCGCCGTCTTTATCCTCTACTCCAGCGGTTAGGCCTAAATTATTTAAAAACTTCATATATTATATTTTATTATCCTATTCTTTGAATCAACACTCTAATGCTATTTGTTGGCGTTGCTCCAAATGATACGCCCACGGTGTTTGTTGTTGCGCGATCGATATCTGCATACACAGTGTCGAAGGTTACAATGTCGTAAAGCTGCACAATTACATCTTTAGTACCTAAGTTGTGGGTAACCGTTGCGTTAGCCGTGATTGTAGTAGCATAAGTAAGTTGACCGTTAATTGATGATGCTGCATCAGCTAGTGGAGCTAAGTACTGCGACCCAGCAGTGCCAGAATCAGCCATAACAAAATCAGTACCAACACCGCCGCTAATACTCCCCAGCGTAAGAGATAACGCAGCTGTGGAGCCTTCAGAAGCAACGCCGCCTGTAAGACCGTCACCCTCAGTAGTAATAGATTGAACGTAGTTACCAGTAGTCTCAGTGCCTAGTATAACACCGTTATTCTTTATAGTAACTGCACCCGCCGCGCTAACAGCAAAGTTATCAGAACTGAATGAAGCGATACCAGCGACAGTCGTAGTGGCTAGATCAACATTACCCTGTACGGTAGTCCATTCAGCTAAAGTAGTAGGGGAGTCGTTATTCGCGATAAGCAAGTCACCAATTCTTACTTGTTCAGTAAAGAAAGAACCATCGGCTGTAACCGCCCATTGGAATCCTTGCTGAATATCTATTGTTGGTGTGCTGTCAAGATTAGGTGAGTTGGTAGCTGCATTGTAGCCGCCTTGGAAAGACGATGCACCTGCAACTGCTGTATCCACATATGTCTTGACCGCTGTAAGCGACGCCATTGGGACATCCTTAAGCTTGGTCTTTTTAACATCGTTACTCGCGTCAGCTATAGGAATGAAATCCTCCGCGTCTGCGGCTTGAGCACCTTGCACTTCAATATAGTTACTCGCACCTGTATATTGTAGGCCAACTGTTGGAGTAACTGAAGCAGTCCCAGTTACGCGAATACCATCACCCGCAGCAACGCTTGTTACAGTACCTACATTAGTAGTATACCCGAAGTCTGTTACAAAAGTGTGAATTTGGTCACCTGTAGCAAGGTTAGTACCTGAATCAGCGACAGCAGCAGTGTTAGCAGCAACTGTTGGCGCAGCTGCAGTACCACCAATTGTGATTGTATTTGCGTTACCCGAAGTAACACCTGTTACCGTACCAACATTATCTGTAAAAGGTAAATCAGTTACTTGACCATATTGCACAACATTTGATGTATCTGAATATGGTATTAAGAAGCCGTCTTCAAGAGTTGTGCCTGTAGAGTCGTTACCTACAAGAATGTAGTTGTCTGTTCCAGATAAATCTAAAGCAACACTGCCCGACCCTGTAATAGTACCACCTGTTAAACCATCGCCAAACGCTATGGAAGTAACCGTACCACCAGAGTTTTGGTCTGTTGCCCATGCCGGCACACCAGATGCTACTTTAAGTACTTGGCCAGCTGATCCAATACCTAGCTTAGCTAATGTGGTTGTAGAATCCGCGTAAAGTATATCACCAACTGTGTAGCCAGTTTGTCCAGTACCACCATTTGCAGCAATCAATGTACCACCTAATGTTAATGTCCCGCTCGTGGTAATTGCACCACCTGTTAGTGTAAGACCAGTAGTGCCGCCTGAACCCGATACGCTTGTTACTGTACCGCCTCCTGAGTTAGATATTGCATCGAATACTGCTTGTGAATCAACTAAGTAATTTTGACCATCTGCTACAGCACCTGTTAGAATTTCAAATTCAGGTATTGGCCCAGTCGCATTTGCTATTGCTAGCTGCACACCCGTATTACCAGTAGCTCTAAGACCGACCGCGGTGATATCACCTGATACGCTTACCCAACCAGACCCATCGTATATTCTTAATACTTTGAGCGAGGCTGATGTATCGTAGTACACCTGTCCAGTTGCTGGGGTAGTGGGCGCGGTACCTAAGTTCTGGATTGCCGCATTATCCAGGTAGTTTTTATTCAGGTCAATACCTGACAGAAATTTAATAGCCATGTTTTTTGTTTGTTTTGTTTTAGTTTAAATATGCTTTGCCACTGAATGCGGCTGAAAATGTTAGTATTAAAGAATTGTCATTTATATAGTCTACCTCACCATGTACCAGCGTTCCCGCGGAGTCTACCACAGATACCGATGGGTTTTTGCCTAAATTATGCGTTATTGACCAAGTTGTCGCTGGTGTAGGCTGCGTAAATGTAAAATTTAAGTCGCCATCTGACGGTAAATTTGGATATACTGCAAAACCGTAGTATTTGTTCCTAGTTATATTGCCGTTTGCAACAGTTAAACTTAAAACAGCGTCAAAATAGTCATTATCCGCTGGATCTACAATAAAAGATACCAGTTTATATACGCCAAAATTGTTAGGGTTGTCTAATCTAGCTAAAATAACCTGTCTGCCGACTAAAGTTGCTAGATAAGCGCTTACATCCACCCCAGCAGCGGATGTTTTAGTGAACTTTAAATTTGTTATGTTGCCGAAATTAGCGTTTGGGGAGGGTCCAGAGATAATACCGTCAACGGCATCGTCAACCAAGTAGCTATAATTGTTTTGCCCAACGATTTTTAGGCTACCGGAAGCGTTCATCCAACTAGAAATCCCGTTTAGCGTGTAGTTTTTAGTTATCAGACCCGTTGCATCGGTACCTATTACCTTATCCGTGCCGGTAACGTCTGTATCTACTGGATATGTGCTTATTCTAGCCATTATCGATGTTAAATTTTATAGTTTTCGTCACCCTCTTTCTTGGTGCCTTCGCCGTCATTACCTCTATTCTGCGCCGGTGTCTCCCAACGCTTGTCTTTATGATCGTAATCCTTACCTTCAGCCGCTGACGGGTTCGCTCTAGCCTCACGTTGTGCATGTGCTTTCTTAGCTCTCCGAGCTGGCGTCATTGCATAAGCCTTATCGCGGGCCGCTTTATCGCGACGTGCTTGAGGAGATAGCCTTTGAGCCATGTTATATATTATTAGTTACGGTCATACCTTGTATGATCACGCGGTTGTGACGGTAATTAATATGCGACAATAGCTCACTACTATATATTATAATAGCCTATCGTCACGTTTTATAACCGACCTATTCCGAAGGAATTTTTTTTGCAAAATACAACCCCCAAATAACTTTGTGAGATAAATAGAGGTATTGTGTTACACACTTATATACAAACGAATCCCCCGAATGGGAAAGCTGTTTCTTTTGACCAGCCCCCGTGTCTGTTTCTGTTTTACGTTCCAGGTTATCAGGTTC